AGATACACTTCCGGGCTCAGTACTACAACAATCCTCAAGATATCGATTCTGCTCCTATTAAGCGGGATCAATTCCAGTATTACGACAGTAATCATCTGACCCGTCTTGATGGAGAGTGGTACTTCAAGCGTCGGAGGTTGAATGTCACAGCTGCTATCGATTTTGCCTACACCACTGGAAGCAAATCAGATCATACTAGTATTGTCGTCGTTGGGGTTGATGGTGATCTTAACTACTACGTCCTCGAAATCGATCGGTTCAAGACTGATCAGATATCTGTGTACTTTCAACATATTCTCAAGGCGTACGAAAAATGGGGATTCCGAAAGATAAGAGCTGAGACTAACGCAGCTCAAGTCGTTGTCGTAAAGGATTTGAAAGAGAATTACATCCGTAAACATGGTCTCGCTTTGACTGTCGAAGAGTTCCATGCTTCCCGTTGGCAAGGCAGTAAAGAGGAACGTATCCTCACAATCTTAGAACCTAAGTATGCCAATGGTCAAATCTTTCACTACCAGAGTGGCAATACTCAGTTACTCGAAGAAGAGCTGATCTTCCAGAATCCCGCCCATGACGATATGAAAGATGCTCTTTCTAACGCAATAGATGCCAGTCTGGCTCCTGTAAATAGATTTAAAACGATTAAAGAAAAACCACATGAATTTGGATTTCATTCCCGTTGGGGAGGGGTTGCTTGACCGGTAAGGTATTAGAACTCCAAAATATTCTCACACCAGATCTGAAGGCCACTCGGCTTACCGAGAGGTTTATGCAGTGGGATACTCTCCGCACTATCTGGAAGAACGAGAAGGAAGAAATCCGAAGATACGTCTACGCGACAGATACTCGTCAGACAACGAACAGCCAAACTCCTTGGAAGAATAGTACGACTATTCCTAAGCTCTGTCAAATCAGAGATAACCTAATGAGTAATTATACAGCCACTCTATTCCCGACACAGTCTCAGTGGCTGATATGGCTTGCCGATCAGGAAGACGACAACAGCATGGACAAGGCTAACGCTATAACGTCCTACATGTCGTGGTGTACTGACCAGCCGTTCTTCAAGACTGAAATGGATAAAATCATTGAAGATTATATCGACTTCGGCAACTGCTTCGCCACAGTTGAATGGATGGATAAACGAGTACAACAGTCAGACGGTACGCAGGTTGGCTTTGTTGGTCCAGTTATCGTTCGATTAAATCCCCTTGACGTCGTGATGAACCCGACGGCTCCTAATTTCTTCGAATCACCGAAGTTCGTCCGAAGCCTGATAGGCATGGGTGAACTCGAGGATATGCTTCAGCGTCTATCTACGGATGAAAACCGTGAGACGTATAAGGAACTCCTGAAGTATCTGAAGGACCTTCGCTTCCATGCAAGGACATTCCAGGGCGATTATTCTCAGAAGGATCGTCTGTATGCGATGGATGGCTTCTCATCCTTCCGCGCTTATCTTCTTTCTGACTACGTCGAAGTCCTGACTTTCTATGGAGATTGGTATGACCCTTATACTCAGACTTTTGAAAAGAACAGAGTCATTACTGTCGTTGATCGCCATCGCCTTATCAACGATATGCCTAACCCCAGCAATTTCGGATACGCTCCTATATTCCATGTTCCTTGGAGAAAGAAACAGGATAATCTATGGGGTATGGGGCCTCTAGACAATCTCATCGGTATGCAATACCGGATGGATCACATAGAGAATATGAAGGCAGACATCTGGGATCTTGTCACATACCCAGTCCAGATGGTGAAGGGATTTGTCGATGATTTCGTCTGGCAGCCCGGTGAAAAGATATTCACTTCTGAAGAAGGTTCAGTCGAACTGATACAACCTCAGGTTGAGATTATGCAATCCAATACTGAGATGACGTGGCTTCAAGACACTATGGAAGCCATGGCAGGTGCACCGAAAGAGGCAATGGGATTCCGATCCCCCGGTGAAAAAACTAAGTACGAAGTACAAAGGTTAGAGAATGCAGCCTCTAGAATATTTCAGAATAAAATTAAACAATTTGAAGAGCAGATGGTCGAACCGCTCCTCAACGCGATGCTCGAACTTGCCCGCAGGAATTTCAGCGGAACTCAAGCTATTAGAGTATTCGACGACGAATTTAAAATGGCCACTTTCCAAACGCTCACTGTACAAGATATCACTGGAATTGGAAGAATTAAGCCGATTGCAGCGAGACATTTTGCAGAGCAGGCAGAGCTCGTACAGAATCTCACTAGTCTTACTGGTAGTGGTCTTTGGCCTACTGTTCAACCTCATTTCTCTACGATTAAACTGGCTAAGATAATCGAAGATATCTTCCACTTGAAGGATTACAACGTATGTATTCCGTATATCGCTCTGGCAGAACAAGCTGATGGACAGCGACAAGTCCAAGCTCTCCAAGAACAGCTCTATCAAGAAGCTGGAACAGCTACTGGCATCGGCCACGACTACGACGTGGATGGAAGTATTCGACCTCCCTCCCCTGGACAACCCACTCAAGGACCACGTCCAGGAGTAATGGGACTCCAAAGAAATCCCCCTAACACAGCAACTCCTCAAGGAACCTTAGGAACACAATGAAAACTATGAAACCCTCTGGTGGTGTGAAACTCACTGCATCAGACATGGCCAACAACACGTTTAATGGCCCCTATCCGGGTGTTACTCACCAGGATGGATCTCTCCCTCCGCAGCGCCCAGATATGTCCCCTCGTGGTACTGATCTTGGTCTTGTTTGCAAATACGCACCAGATACGAAAGTAGACTAATGGACGTCATGAAACATCCCGCCGATGGCGGTCACAATAAGCATCTCAAGCCCGGCGTAGCCAGCCATGATAAACATCATGTCCTGCCTATGCAGCCTCTTCCCCAGCCTGACGCTGGAATGGGAATGGCTCCTGGACAGATGTAATGATTAGTGCTTGGACAGACCACCTCCAGCCAGAAGAAAAACAACAATTCGCAGATGGATTAAAGACTTCACCATACATCAAGCGACTCCGTGAATTAATGCAGAAGGACCTTGATGGTCTTTCTCGAAAAGAACGATCCAGTAAGGTTTATGAGAACCCAAACTGGGCAAACAGACAAGCCCATGCCAATGGCTATATGTCTTGTCTTCAAGAATATTTAACCCTCTTAGACCTAGAGAAGCAAAATGAATACGTTGTTCGACCCGAACGCAACGCCCCAACTCGACCCAAATAAAGATTATCTATCAGAGCTAGTAGGCGAAGGTAAGAAATTCAAGACCATCGAAGATCTTGCCCGAGGCAAATACGAAGCTGATATATACATCGATACGCTAACCCGAAAGCAAGACGAAATCAATAGAGATTATCGTCGGGTCTTAGAGGAAAGCAAAGCCCAGGCTGCCCTTAAGGACATGATTGCACAATTGCAGACCCAGCAGCAACGTCCCGAACCTCAGAACACACCACCCGTGAATGATCAGAAGCCGGTTATAGATCGTGATGAATTGAAATCGTTGATCTCGAATGAGATTCTGGAAACAGAACGTCAGAGAAAAGAACGAGAAAACTTCATGACGGTACAAAAGAAGCTCTCAGAACAATTTGGTCCTAATTACCAAGAAGTCCTGAAGCGACAAATGGAATCATTAGAGCTGTCAGCAGAAGACATTGATCGTCTAGCTAAGAAATCTCCTACCGCATTTTTCAATACGTTAGGTCTTAATCAGACAACGAAGCCTTCAAACATCGCTCCTCCGCGTACACAAAGAAACGACACTTTCTTACCTTCGTCCGGAAAGAAGCGGGATTATCAGTACTATCAAGAACTGAAGAAAACTAATCCAACACTCTACCTTGATCCTAAAATCACGGTCCAAATGCAAAACGACGTCATAGAAATGGGCGAAGAGGCATTTTACGGACCATATCTTTAACTCAATTTAGGATTCTACAATGGCAGGTTTTACCTCGTCAAACAATCAGAATCTAATCAGGACGAACCTATGGTCTCGACAGATCAAGGAACTCCTGTTGGATGAACTGAATGCCATGAAGTGGGTCCGCATCATTTCCGATTTCCCCGACGGTTATACCCTGAACATTCCCTCGATTGGTGCTGCTGAAAC